AGGCTTACGTGATGAGCTACTGACCTTTGCTATGGATGCGGCGCTTGCTAAGCTAACCCCTAATGAGTCGTACCCTGACGCGGCTGCGGCCATCATCGCCGAGGTCGAGCGTAAGGAACTAGGGCGCGTTGAAAAAGAAAGCTGGTGGGAGCGTTTTGCGTACATTCAAGACGATGACTCCTACTTTGACATGCAAGACCGCCGTGAAATTGGCCGTGGTACGTTCAACGCTTTGTTCCGTCACCTTGACTGCCGCTCAATTAACAACGCCAAGCGCAAAATTGAAGCGTCTGTCTGCTTTGATGAAAACCGTCAGGCCAAGGGCGCGAAAACTTTGGTCGGCGTAACGTATGCGCCGGGCGAAACTATCCTTTGCGCCCGTGAAGGTTTAGTGTACGGCAACCGCTGGCGCGACGCCCGCCCGCCCGTGGCCGCCGGCACTGACGCTTCGCCGTGGCTCAAACACGTCGAGCGCATGATTCCTGACGCCTTAGAGCGTGAACACGTGCTAAACGTCATGGCCTTTAAACTTCAACGCCCTGACAAGAAAATTAATCACGCCGTGCTTCATGGTGGCCACCCAGGTTCTGGCAAAGACACGATGTGGGCACCGTTTTTCTGGGCGGTTGGTGGTGACTCGCTTGCTAACGTCAAAAAGCTAGATAACAAAGACTTGTCAACACCTTGGGGTTATCACCTAGAGTGTGAGGTGCTGATTATCAATGAGCTGCGTCAGCCTGAAGCCGCCGACCGCCGTGCCCTTGAGAATAGTTTAAAGCCCGTGATTGCCGCGCCTCCTGAATTCTTATCAATTCAGCGTAAGGGTTTAGCACCGTATGAGGCCGTGAACCGTCTGCAAGTGGTGGCCTTTTCAAATGAGCGCATGGCGATAACCATTCCATCGAATGACCGCCGGTGGTTTGTTTTGTGGTCAGATGCCGCGTGCATGGACGCCGAGACGTCTGCGCGTTTGTGGGCGTGGTACAAATCGGGCGGCTTTGCTGCCGTGACCGCTTGGCTTCACGCGCGTGACGTCTCTGCCTTTAATGCCGGTGCTATACCGCCCATGACCGAGGCCAAAGCAATTATGGTTGAAACGGGCATGAGCGGCGCGGAATCGTTCCTTGTCGAAATGATGCGCGCGCGTCTGGGTGAGTTTGCGTCTGGCGTGCTGGGTGGCCCGTGGCAATCAACGTGCGACCGTCTGACGGGCGTAGCCCCTGCCGGTATGAAATTGCCCGTGGCGGCCTTGTTGCATGCGTTCCGTGAAGCGGGCTGGGTTGATATGGGCTTATTAAAATCACGCGCTCATACGACCAAAAAACACGTTTACTGCGCGCCTGATATGGTTAACCGTAGTAAGTCAGAATTGAGAGACGCGTGCGAACCTGACGGCAAGTCACCTTTGATGAAATTGGTGAAATGACCAAAAAAAAGCCCGCATGAAGCGGGCTTATAAGGTTTTGGCAACTGCTACAAGTCTAAAAGAATCGCCAACAGTGCCGCCAGTATAACAGCAATTAATAAGAGCATTGCATCATGGCCTCCATAGCACCACGATGGAGCAATCGGCGCGCTTCGCGGCCTTCGTCGTATGCGCGGCGGTACTCAAATTCGTTAGCCTTGCCGCGCTCATGTTGATAACCTAATTCGATGTAATAGTGTTCTGTATATGTTAACGGGCGAAAAGGCGACAAAGCCTCCGCGATAATCGGGTGAGTCATTTGAGCGCCTCCGATAAGATGCACTGCGCCATGTCCACGTCACCCGCTTTGAGCGCGTCAAGAGCTTGAATAATGGCCTGCTTGGGCGTGATTTTGCGCGCCTTAACCGTGGGCACATAGTCGGCGTCTAATTCCTCCAATACTTCCGGCGTGGTGCCGTCGTATAGCGTAGGCGCGCCGTAGTAATTCGCGCAACTGTGGGCGCAGTCAATCATTTTGCGCCGTTCATTCAAACGTATGTACGCCTGCACATACCCTGCCGCCGTCATTGTGGGCGACCATTTAGGATAGTCGCGCTTTTCGCTAACCGTTTTGGCCTTGGGCGGCTTGTCCATTGCTGCGCGGTATTGCATAGCGCGCTCTGGTTTGCATTTGACTTTAATGCCGTGGTGTTCAAAAGTTATCATTTAGCAGTCCCATTCTTCAAGTGTTAATTTAAAATTGCAAAAATCTTTGTGTGTATCGTTGACGTGGGCGCGCACCAGGTTGCATACGGCCTTGATTAATTCAATGTCTACGGCATCGTTTATCGTGAAATTGCCGAAAGGTTCCGCCTCCACGCCTTCGGCGTCGAAGGCGTTGCCTCGGTGAAATGTAATAACGGTTCTGTCAAACGTGCTCATAATTGATCCTTAATCAAAATGTGTTGGGTTTTTGTAGTCTTCCTCAAGCCACGCCATAACAGTGGCAATGTCTGACCACTTGTCATCGTTGGCTTTAATGCCCTCGGGGATGCACTTGTCGCGATAGTCGCCCAAGACTTCCCACAAAAAATCGATAATGTTTTGTTCGTTCATATTTCCTCCACAATTGTGTCCGTCCATTCGCCCGTGTGTAGATAACTGCCTTCGTCGCGTTGCAACATTTCAAGGGCGATATTCTCGGCCTCGGTTTGATCTTTAGCCTCCACGGTGTAATTTGCCCAAGTCTCATACTTAAAACTGATTTCAAACGTTTTCATGCTGCCTCCGTCTCTGTGGTGCATGCGTCGCACTCACTGCCGTGTTTTTCATATTGAGCCGTCTCAAATTCAATCATGGCGGCGTAAGAACCAAAATCGTATTCTTCGCCGCAGTTCATGCACGTGTAGCACCACGCAACATCAAAACCGATTGAGCAGTAAACGCAACCCGTCCAGTCTTCCGACGCTAGCCATACATTGCCGGAATTGTCATTAATACCGGCGGAAGTGTATTTATCAATGCTCAAACCGGCGGCGCGCGCGGCTTGTATGCACAAAACGAGGCGGTCAATATCGGCGCCTTGAAAAGTTTGAAATAAGTCAGTCATGGTTTAACCCCTATACGTTAAGAAAAATGCGAGCATGAGGCCGATAGCAACGGCGGCGAGAATGTCATAAATTGTTTCTTTGTTCATGGCTTATGCCCTCCAGATTGAAAACGCGCCGTTATATTCGCGCCATGCGGTAACGGGTAAGGCCAATGCGTGCCATGTGCCGCCGCATTGACGCAACACGCAAATAGTGCCTTTAGCGTGGCCGGCGTTGAAATAAGTCATACATTCACCGCCTTTGCAAAATTAGGTGCCGCGCCGTTATAAGTTGCAACGCGGAAAGAATGAAAACCGGCGGCAGTTGCGGCAGTTTTAACGCGCTCAATGTTTGAGGCGGTGTTTGCGCTATCTTTAAAGTTAGCTAGCAAAGTTTCCATATAGTCGCGGGTTTCGCCGCGCTCTAAGCCATAGATAAGAATTTCTTTCATGTTTGCCTTTACTGTAGTTGAGTGTTTACCGCGTTTTGTCGCGCGGTGAATGTATTGTAACAGATTCTTTTACATTGGCAACACCTTTTTGCAAAAAAGTGCAGTTATGCAAAATTTGCATGATTGTGGGTTAGCGTGTGTTGCGTGTGTGTAGCGAAAACGAGGGCGAATGACTCACGCGGAAAGCCTTATAAATAAAGGAAAAAATCTTATTGTGGGTGATTGTGGGTAGTGTTTTGTAACTACTCAAAAAAAATATCTGTGTTGTAAGGTTCTGTAAGGTTGTATGAGGCCCGCCGTTTGCGGCGCGACTGAAAAGTGCCGGAACAATGACTCACATGACCCACAAACTGAAAACAGAAAGTTTGTTACCTTTCCGCGTGAGTCATTGTGAGTTATATAAAAACCATGACCCACAATGACCCACAAAACATAAAGCCACGCAAACCATGCAGCAAAATGACCCAGTGCAACATGACCACGCAAACCATGACCCACAATGACCCACGCGGCCAAAAAGCATTTTGCTTGAAGGGGAGGGGGTAGGGCCGACGGCAAAGGGCCAACGAAAACGGAGCGTTCGCTAACAATTTTTTATTTTTTGTTGTAAACTCACACCACGTGCAAAAAGCATGGAGAACACATGTTCCATTCGATTCCATTTACACCGCGCAAGGTCGAAGCGACTGAATCGCGCTTAAAGGCGGTATATGACGCGGCCAAACTCGGCCTTAAGGGCGACGCACTTGCGCTTGCCGCAGGTATGTTGCCCACCGAATACAGACAGCTCGCGCAGCTTGACCCCGTGGTCGAGATCGCCGCGCAAAAAGGCAAAGCTGACGGCGAGATCGAGCTGTCCAAGGTAATGCACCAAGCCGCGCTAAACGGCGACGCTAAGGCGGCGTTAGAGATCCTCAAGCATCAACACGGCTGGGTGGCCAAGCAGGCCATATCTGTCGAAGTGGATCAGCGCATCTCCATCACTGGCGCGCTGGCCGAGGCGCAAAAGCGAGCAATGGACGTCATCGACGTGAGTGACGCCCAAGTAATAGAGACTCAAATAAATGCAATCGACCATATACAGCGCTGAAGACGAACAAGAACTCATGGCGCGTCTATGGGCGCCAGCGATCAAAGACAACCCGTTGGCGTTTGTCATGTTCACGTTTCCTTGGGGTCAGCCAGGCACGCCGCTTGAGCATTTCAAAGGCCCACGCAAATGGCAGCGGGAGGTCTTGCAAACCATCGCCGACCACATCAAAGCAAACAATGGCAAGACTGACTTTGACACGCTACGCCACGCTGTCTCATCTGGCCGTGGTATTGGTAAGTCGGCGTTAGTTTCATGGATCACGATCTGGATGTTATCTACGCGGATTGGTTCAACGACCATCATTTCGGCCAACAGTGAATCGCAACTCCGCTCAGTCACATGGGCCGAGATTACCAAGTGGCTGGCGATGTCACTTAACAGCCATTGGTTTGAAGTGTCGGCCACCAGATTGATGCCAGCCAAATGGCTGACCGAACTGGTCGAACGTGATCTTAAAAAAGGCACGCGCTACTGGGGCGTGGAAGGACGGCTGTGGTCAGCGGAGAATCCCGACGCTTACGCGGGTGTTCACAACTTCGACGGTGTGCTGGTTGTGTTTGATGAGGCGTCAGGTATTGACGACAGCATCTGGGCGGTGACTTCTGGCTTCTTTACAGAGAACACACCTAACCGATTCTGGATGGCGTTCTCTAACCCACGGCGTAACACTGGGTACTTCTACGAAGCGTTTAATTCAAAGCGTGAGTTCTGGACTACAAAAGTAGTAGACGCCCGCACGGTCGAAGGAACGGACAAGCAGGTTTACCAACAGATCATCGACGAATATGGCGCTGACTCATCACAAGCCCACGTCGAGGTGTACGGTCAGTTCCCGTCTGAGGGCGACGATCAGTTCATATCGGCTAATCTTGTGGACGACGCGATGAAACGCCCAGCGTATAAAGACCAATCAGCACCCATCGTGATCGGCGTTGACCCTGCGCGGTTTGGTGCGGATGCAACAGTTATTGCTGTGCGGCAAGGGCGCGACATTATCTCAATTCAGCGACATCGGGGCGACGACACTATGACTGTCGTTGGCCATGTGATTGAGGCGATTGAAGAATACAAACCCGCGCTGGTCGTAATTGACGAAGGCGGCCTCGGAGCAGGTATTGTGGATCGCTTAAAAGAGCAGCGGTACAAAGTCAAGGGCATCAACTTTGGCAATAAGTCCACGAATCCCATTATGTATGGCAACAAAAGAGCTGAAATGTGGGGCAAGATGAAAGATTGGCTGAAAACTGCTTCAATACCGCTTGACAGATTTCTTAAAACTGATCTAATTTCACCTATGATGAAACCCGACTCTAAGGGTACAATATTTTTAGAGTCGAAAAAAGACATGAAAGCACGGGGCTTGGCATCACCTGACGCGGCTGACGCGATCTGCGTGACGTTTGCATTCCCCGTGGCCCACCGTGAGGCGCGTGAATCCACGCAGCGCCGCACGTACAGTGACCGAAGCGTGGTGACAACCTCATGGATGGGTAGTTAAAATGCAAAAGCCCGGACTTTATGCCAATATTCACGCTAAACAGGCTCGTATAAAAGCCGGTTCTGGCGAAAAAATG